TTTAGAAACAAATTTCTTACCATTAAATATGGCTTTTGATTGTACAATAGTATGTTCATCTAATTTAGAAATGTTAAAAGTAACTGAATCACTTATGAGCAAATTATATAAAAATAATTTGTTTCAAGTAGATTTAGGTATGATGAGGGTACAGGCATCTTTTGCAGTCCCTGAGGATTATACACAAAATAGATTATTTGAATTCCAATTAAATGATAAAAAAGAATGGAGTGTAACTTTTCCAATAGAAGTTTCTTCATTTATGCCAGTGTTTGAACAGGGTATTTTAATACCTGAAGTTAGTCTTATGACTAAGGCTGCAATTAAAGCTAACCCTACTGCACAAGGTGTAGGTATGCTAAGATCAGGTATTGATAATGAAATAGGTATTTACTTTGGTGGATTATTCCAAAAATTTGAAATGTCACAAGAAAGCTTATTAAAAGTACAGCCTAGTGGAACTTTTAGTAATAAAGGATACATTAACCCAGATTCTATTCAAACAGGTGGTCCTTATTCAGAAACAATATTAACATCAGCCCCAATAGTACCTGAATCATTAGAAAGCTTAAATTATAGAAACGCAGATGCAATACCAAAAGTAGATGAATCAGGCTTAGGAAGTGTAGATGATGGCTTTGGAAAGTGATAAGCAATTAACAGTCAAGACTTAGAATATATAAAACAAATCAAATAAGTGTAATATGAAAAACACAATGAACGAAGGACAAACTCAGGTATATACCGATGGTGGAATAAATCCCCAAGCAGGTATTGATACTGATGCTCCCTACTTAAACAAGCCAAGGCAACAGCTAATGGATATAATCCATGTGTTATTCAGTCAAAGTGGTAAAACTAAACCAGATGGTAAAGGTAAAGTTTTAACTGAAGGCCCAATGACAGATGAACAAGTATTAGCTATTTTGGTTGGAATGGGAATCCCTCAGCAAATGGGAATTTCAACAATAGCAAAATATCGAGAACAGCAACAAGCCCCATCCGATATATACACTGAAAATAATAATCAAAAAAATCATAACAATATGAACTTTACAATTACCGATCTGTATGAGAACGTTATGGATAGTATTAACGGATTGAAAGCAATGGATAATGATAATTCCAGAGTTTCATATTCTGTTAAAGAATCCTTAACTGTTTTAGAGGAAGCATTAAATGCATTCCCTATGAAATTAAAAAATGCTGACCTTTCTGCAATCAGCGAAGAATTAGAAAATTCTACTGACCCTAATCTTAAATTTAAAATTGCAAGAAACCTGTATACTAAACTATCTCAGTCAACTTGGTTAAATCCAATTTCTGAATTAAGAGAGTATATAATGGAATCTTATAATAATGCTAAATGGCAATTTAGAATCAGTGAATCTGTTGAAAGAACATCAATGAAAAAGGGTAAATTAATTGAATCATTAAATAATGATTTAGTTTCTTTATTAAATGAATCAGATGTTAAATCTAAATTTGCTGCAATTGCTGCTAAGAATCCTTGGTCAGTTGATGTTAAGCAAATCGTAAATGAAATGAATGCTGAAGATCAAAAAGTAGCATCTACTGCAAACGGAAAAATTGTAAAAATTCTTTCTCCAGTTTTAGAATCTGAAAATGGTTTAACTTTTCAATTACATAACAAGAATTATACTTTTAATGGAAAATCTATTGTTGAAGCTAATGTAACTGATACAAGATTCTTCGATGTATCTGAAGGATTAAAAATGTTTACACGAAGTGGAGATATTCTTTCACTACATGGAGATAATGGTAAAACATTAACTTACGACATTACTGAAGGAACTTTAAGCATGGGTAAAATTAATTTATCTAATGTAAGTATAATCGAACTAAAAGAAACATTATTGGCAACTAACTTTTCAGGTTATAAAAACCAATGGCAAAATGATAAAATTTGTAAATTCTTTGAAAGCGTTGATTTAGTTTGTGAACTAGATGATTTTACTACAATACAAAATCAAGAATTTGCAGATGTATTTTTAACTATGATTAGTGTAGATGAAGGTATCTATATTAATAAAGTAAATCCTGGTATGCAATTAAATGAAATGATAAAGCTTAATACTGCAACAGAAACTGTTGATGCGGTAATGGAATTTATTAATTTTGATATTTCTCCAATTCTTTCTGAAAAACTAATTTCAGAAAATAATGAAAAGGCTATCATTGAAAATAAAAGAAAAGAACTTTCTGATACTCTTACCTTTTTAGAAGAAAAGAAATCTGAAGTAGAAGCTGCAATTAAAAAATTAGGTGCAACTGATGAATTATCTGAAGCTTTAAATCTTTTAGCTGAAGAGCATAAAGCTAAGGAAAAGGAATTAGCTGATAGTTATATTACTGAAAAAAAAAGTAAGACTGACTATTTGAACGACGGTTTCGTAGAAGCAACAGTCAAAAAGAGCGGACAAGGTCTAAAAAAAGGCCAAGAAGTTTTAGTAAGTGCTGAAGAGTATGCTTCTCTAGGAGATGATGATATGTTAAGTATTATTATTCCTAAAAACGGCAAAGGTGTAGTAGTTCCTAAGTCTGATCTTTCTGTAAGTATCTAATAAACAAGCCTAACTATAATAATATATTGAATGAACCGATTGAATTTAAACAATCGGTTCATTCTTGTATATAAATAATAAATAAATCAAAGTTAATGGCAAGAAAAAGAAATTATCTAAACAACAGAGACCTCCTAGATCAGATAGTATTATCTAAAGAATTGGATGAGCTCACACCAAAGGCCTTAGAATTCTTAATGCTATTGGCAGACAAATGTTCTATGAAGCTAACATATAGAAACCCAGAAGATAGGCAAGATTGTATTGCTTATGCTTATATGGATCTTTATAGATATTGGAGAAATTTTAATCCAGAAAAAAGTACAAATGCATTTGCTTATTTTACTGAGATAGCTAAAAGAGGTTTTGCAAAAGGTTGGAATAAATTACATCCTAAAAAATATCACGGTACCGTTTCAATTAATGGTAGTGCTGACAGCGAAGGCATATATACGATATAAAGTTGTATGAGTATAAAAAAGGTAAAACCTACATCTAAATCTGGATTTAAACAAGGTTATTATAAACCGAAGTTTCCTCAGAAGTATAGAGGAGGAGATCCTATTATATACAGAAGTAGTTGGGAAAGAAAGTTTTGCCATTGGTGTGATTATAATGAAGATGTTATTTATTGGATCTCTGAACCTTTCTCTATTCCTTATTTTAATTTACTAGATAATAGATGGCATAAGTATTATCCTGACTTTTTCTTTAAGATGAAAAAGGGAGATACTACACAAGAATACGTTGTTGAAATAAAACCTAAGGCTCAGTTACAAAAACCAAAAGAACCTAAGAGAAAAACAGCAAAGGCATTAAAAAATTTTAAATATGCATATGAATCATATGTTAGAAATTTATGTAAAACTAATGCTTTAAATAAAATGGCAAAAGAAAGAAATTGTAAAGTAATGTTACTAACAGAAGAATCAAATTTATTTTAATGGCATTAGAACATAGATTTACAAATGACCTTAATATTTACCTTACTGAAAGTAAAGGTAGGACTGGTGCATCCAAAAGATCAATTGATGATATTAAATTAATAGGTGCTAAAAGCTCAGGTTCTTTACTACCAGGTAAGATGTATTGTTTTAATTATTACACAACAGAAGAATTGTTTTATGATACAAAACCCTTAGTAATAGGTTTAGGTGAATCTGATGATGGCCACCAATTAGGTATTAATTTACATTATATGCCGTATGAAGCTAGAATTCCATTTTTAACTGAATTAACTAAAACTTTATTTACTCAAATACAAGGTAAGAAACAAGAAGATCCATTAAAAGAAGATCCTATTCCAACCTTTCAATGGAAATTTTTAAAAAGAGCACTAGGTAAAAAATATAATTTAACATACTGTGTAAGACAGTATAGAATGGACAGAATGAAAAATCCTTATGTGATAGGATATGGTAATTGGTACATTGGAGCAGTAAATAATGAAGATCAATTTTTTGGTGGAAATATAAACCAAGCACAATCATTATACTACAAGAATATATAAAATAATAAAAAATAACAATATGGCAGGTTTTACAGATAGAAGAGGTCCTTTAAGTACAGGTAATCCAGTAAGAAAGATCCTTAAAGATCTTTCTAATTTAGGAATGGCTTATGATGATATGATCATTCGTAATTCTCGTGCAGTAGGATTTACTGAAAATCAAATGGGTTATTCATTTAATCCTATGGGATCTGATAGTGATGATATGTATGGTGCATTTGCTGCGCTATCATTAACAGATACTACATTAAAGAAAAATATTGCATTTTTCGATCAAGACTATACTAGAAAAAGAGATCAACTTAGAACGTTTGCAGTACAAGATGAGATTGAAGATATTTTAGATGTATTAACTGATGAGGCTATTGTATTTGATGAATCAAATTTTATGGCTTATGCTGAATTTAATGGTCATATTGGCGAATCTATAGAAGAAGAAATTAGCGATGTATATAATAATATCTACAATTATATTGGTTTTAATGATGCAGTACAGCCTTGGAACTATTTTAGAAAATGGTTAATTGATGGTTATCTTGCATTTGAGATAGTTTATAATGATAAACAAACTGAAATTATAGGATTTAAAGAATTAGATCCAATATCATTAATGCCAGGTATTGATAATGAAGATGGTAAAAAAGTCTGGATTCAATATAAAGGTGAAGGTGGAAAGGAAAGACAATTATGGGATTCACAAATAATATACATTTCATATTCACAAGTTAATTCTCCAATGAGAATATCATATGTTGAAAGATTAATTAGATCATTTAATTTATTAAGAATAATGGAACATAGTAGAATTATTTGGGCTGTGTCAAATGCTTCATTTAAAACTCAATTTACTATCCCAGTTGGTGGTAAATCTAAAACTAGAGCAAAACAATCGCTATCAACATTAATGAATTCATACCGAGAGGTTGTAGATTTTAATTTTGAAAGCGGTGAAATACAAACTAACGGTAAACCAATGATGCCGTTTAATAAAGAATATTGGTTACCATCAAAGGATGGCGAATCACCAGAGATTCAAACAATTGGTGGTGACGGACCAGATTTAGGTGATACTGAATCTTTAAAATACTTTTCTGATAAATTACAACTTGCATCTAAGATACCATTTTCTAGATTTGATAGAGAAGGTGGTAATACATATGATATGGAGGCAAGTGGTATGTTAAGGGATGAAATTAAGTTTGGAAGGTTTATATCAAGACTAAGATCAATATTCCAAGAAATATTAGTTAAGCCTGTATATCTTCAAATGTGTCTTAACCATCCTGAATTAAAAAATGATATTGCATTTAAAGCTGGTTTAGGTTTAGATTTTATAAAGGATAATGTATTCGAAGAAATGAAAGAAATGGAACTCCAAACAAAACGTGTTGATTTTATTGGTAATCTAAAAACTCAATTAAGCACAATGAATGCTGAAATGGAAGAAATACCATACTTTGATTTAGGATTCTTAATTAAGAGATATGGTGGATTTACACGTGATGATATTAAAGCAAATGCCCGAGCAAAAGAACGTGAAGAACTTTCAACAGCAGGTTATAAAGAGGAAGATATTGAAAAGATCCTTTTAGGTGCGAATAAAGATGATTTTAAGCCTGAGGAAAAAAGTGATGGTATAGATGATGATCCATTAGCTGATATCTAAAAACTATTAAGAGTTGTAATATATAAATCAAATTAATACTAGAAAGATGTCTAATAAGAAACTTTTAATTCTAGAAAGATCTAAGTCTAATTTAAGTATGACTAAAGATGCCGATGGCTCTGTGGTACTTGAAGGAGTATTTACTGAGATCGGAGTAAAGAATAAAAATAATAGAATTTATGAAGAAGCTGAAGTACTTCCTCATATTAAAGAATTACAGGAAAAAGTAAAAACTAACAAACTGTTAGGTGAACTTGACCACCCTAAGGATTTTGATATTAGTTTATCAAATGTATCTCATGTTATCGAAGATTTAAAATACGATGAAGGAAAGAAACAAGTATTAGGAAGAATAAGATTACTCAATACGTCAAAAGGTAAAGAGGCTCAAGCATTAATAGAAGATGGTATACCATTGCATATTTCAAGTAGAGCTGCTGGTACTGTTGATGAGGCTGGTAAAGTTAAGATTAAAAAATTCTTTACATATGATTTAGTTGCTGATCCAGGATTTGAAAATGCTGAGTTATCTAAAGTAAATGAATCTTATGGCTTCGGAGATACTGAAGGTTTATACATTTATGAAATGGCTGAAACTGAAGATGAAATAAATAAAACAAATAAAACAGATCTAACAATGGAAAATAACTCAGGAAACTTTGTAACCGTTGAGGATTTCAATAAGTACACCGAATATGTAAAGAATACATTAGATGGTGTTAAGGAATCTGCAAATTCAAACAGTGATGAACTAATTCAAAAATTGGTTAATTATACTGAGCATATTGCAGAGAAAGTAAATCAGGTAACTGATTATACTGAATACTTATCAGAAAACCTTGACAAAAGTATCTCTTACTCTGATTACTTAGCAGAGAATGTAGATAAAATTAAAAATTACTCTTCTTACTTAGGTGAAGAACTAGATAAGACTATTCAATATTCTGAACATGTTGCTGAACAAGCAGATAAAGGAATTCAATATTCTAATTATTTAGGAGAATCTTTAGAAAAAGGAATCGAATATTCTGAGTATGTTGCTGAAAAGGTAGATCAAAATATTGCTTATTCTGAATATCTTGGAGAAGGTTTAGACAAATCTATTAAATACTCTGAGTATATTGCTGAAAATGCAACTACTGTTGATGGAACATTAATTAACGAAGAATCATCTGAAGCAACAATTGAAGAATCTATTAATGAATCAGTTGAAACTGTTAAAGATACTAAATCTTATAAAGATACTATTAGTGAAAAATTAGAAAACTTAATTTCTAAAGCAGAAACTAAAAATCTTTCTGAAATGCACTTTATGAATTTCCTATCAGAATCTAAAAAAAATCAATTTGATTCTTTAGAAGATAACAAAAAAGCTTTATTAGTTGAATCAATGAACAAAGATTCTATTATGTCAACTGTGCAAGCTGAAAACGTTTGGGAATCATGTTTTATTACTGAAAGAAAAGAAATTAACTTTATTAATGATATGCCATCAAAATATTCTGATAAATGGAATTCTCTTTCAGAAAATAGAAAAGAACAAATTATTGCTGAAGCTAAATTTCATTCTTTAGGTACTCCTTATGCTATTAACAATTTCTGGCAAACAAGAGATCTAAGAAATACTCAAATGAGTTTAGAATCAATCAATGAAAGTAAAACTGCTGCTGAATCTGCTTCTGTAAAAGCTGAACCATTATTAAATGAAAGCTTCTCTGCAGATTTAATCAACAAAATGAAATTCAGATTAGGTAGATAACTTAATCTAACAATATTAATCGAATAGCTAAGAAGAAAAGAGCTCAGGCGATTATAAAACGAAACATAAAAGATATGTTTCACAAATGCGAAAAATAATTTTAAATAATGTACGCAAATCAATTAATCAATGAGGCTGAGGTTCAAAAGACTTGGGGACCTGTTATTGAGGAAAGTACTGGAATTACTGAAAAATCTAAGTTAGCTTGGATGTCTAAGTATTGCCATTACCATAACCTTAATGAAAGTGTTTACAATACTGTACACCTTAACCCGAACATGAATGTTCAAAGTATGGGTAACGCAACATTACCAGGAAATCCTGGATCAATGAATGCATTCCCTGCACAAGTAACTGGATCTGGTGACAGACCTTTTTCTTTGTTACCACTTGCAATGCAAGTAGCAGCACAGACTGTAGGTTTAGACTTAGTTCCTGTAGTACCAATGCAAGGCCCAATGGGCGTTTTAACTTACCTAGACTTTGTTTATGGTGGAGGTAGAACAACTGGAGCTCCACTAACTGGAGGTCAAGATGTAGTAGGTACTTCTTTACTAATTAAAGTTAATGCAATTGACGCTAATGGTGTTAGTTCTAACTTTACAGTAAATGACATCATCTATTGTACTGCATCTGGTGTAGTTGCAACTAATGGTGCTTCTTACGAATTAACTTTTGTAGGTTATTCTAGAATCGATGGTTTATCAATTTTTAGAGTAAGATCATCAACTGCTGCTATTAACGCTGCAGGATTCAATGGAATCGCTAACACGTTCACACAAGGTGGAGAAGGTGCTGCTGAATCTATTTACGTAGCAATTGTACAAGGTGGTAACTTCTTTAGAGCTGGTGCTGCTGGTTGGCCTGCTGCTCCTGCTGCTGGTGCAACTCGTGCTGCTCAAGCTGGTTTTGCTGGTGCTACTCAAACGGGTGGTGTAGGTTCTGCAACTATGGGAATCGCTGGTACTTTCCAAACTGCCGCTAATGGTGGTTCTGGTTTAGGACATGTTAAAGCGTTAGAAGATCATATTACTGGTTTTTCTGGTAATGCTTTTCAACCAACTAACAACCCTGCTGCTGGTGCTCCTGGTTTTGCAACTGAGAATATGAACGGAAACGATCCTTACCTTAGAGGTGTAGGTGAGTCTACTGTTGATAACATCATGGGATTAACTTTATTTAACAAATCTGTTGCCGCTGATACTTTCCAAGTAGCTGCTGGTGTAACTAGAGAACAAGTTCAAGATCTGAAGCAATTCGGTATTGATGCTGTAGCTCAAGTTGAAGCAGTATTGGTAAATGAGTTAACTCAATCTATTAACAAATACATTCTAGACAGAATATTTAGAAACGGTGTAACAAACGCTGTTAATACTCAAGCTGTCTCAGGTACTGTTTTATCAGAAGCATTTACTGCTGCTGCTGCACCTGTCGCGAATGCTGCCCTACCTTTAGGACCTAACAACGTCAACAATGCAATTGCAACTGTTGCTGTATTAGGTGCTGTAACTGCTGGTGGTGGTAATACACAAGGAACTCTACAACGTAGAATCTATACTAAAATTCTTGCTGCAAGTAACTTAATTGCTACTAGAGGAAGAAGAGGACCTGCAACGTTTGCAGTAACAGGTGGAGAAATGGCAACTGCTCTTCAATCTGTAGCTGGATTTATTGCATATCCGTTATCTAATACAGTTAACCAAGCTGGTGGATCTTTATATCCAATCGGTGCGATTGCTGGGGTAACAATTTATGTAGATCCTAACAGAGCTTTTAATGACTATACAATTTGTGTAGGACGTAAAGGTGATGGTAATTCTCCTGGTATTGTATTTATGCCTTACTTAATGGCTGAATCAGTTGAAACAATTGCTGAAGGAACTATGGCTCCTAAAATTGCAGTTAAATCAAGATTCGCTTTAGTAGATGCTGGATTTAATCCTGAATTAATGTATTACACAATGAACTTTACGTTCGCTGGTGGTGCTCAGATTGTATAATTTGAACCAATAGTAATATTTTATATAAAAAGCCACTCTTCGGAGTGGCTTTTTTGTTCTTATAGCTTGAATATATAAAACAACTAAAAACAATAATAGATCATGGCAAAATTAAAAACATATTCTGAGTTTATAAATGAAGGAATAATGGATGTAATTAAAACTCCTATTAAATACGTAAAGATTAAGAATAATGCTAAAAAGCTAGTTAAGGCTAAAGTGGCAGTTGCTCTTAATGATGTTAATTTTGAGAAAAAGAAACAAAAATCTACAGTAAAAGATCCTGAGAAGAATGCTGTGTTAACAAAGGCTAATGCTGCAAAGAATGATGCACTCAAGGATACTGCCAAAGGCGTGATTGATAGAATGGATAGTTTAGCTACATCACCTATATTAAAAAAGGTTTCGTCTCTCGCAAAAGTAAAGGCTTCTGTTGCTGCTAATAAAACTATACTTAAGTCTGCTACTGGTGAAGAGGCTAAACAATTAAAAGTAAAACAAACAGAATTAAATAAAAAAGCAACTAACTTAGCTGGTGGTATAAAGGATTTTGAATCTACTGCTGCTAAAAAAGAAGAGCCAGTAAAAGATAAAGAAACTAAAGAAACTCCTGCAACTAAAGAAACTCCTGTTGCTAAAGAAACTCCTGTTGCTAAAGCAGATAATACTAATAAAGATATAGAAGATAAGGCTAGCAAAGCAGCGGATAAAGAAATGGCAGATGCTAAAGCTGCTGGTGAGAAATCCAAAGAAGAAAGAAAGGATGACGGTAGTGCAAAAATAGAAGCTGATATTAAAGCTTATAATAAATCTATCGAAGATGAAAGAGCTTCAATGACTAAATCAATGAAAGATTTAGATCAGGCTAAAAGAGATCAGAAATTAGGTAGAGTATCTGATGAGCAGGTTCAGGTAATAATGAAAAAGTTAGAAGATAGTAAAGAAGATATTGCTGAACTAAAGAAAAAAGAGACTGATGCTAAAAAGAAACTATCAGCAATAGGTGAATCTGTTACACCGTTAGTAGAATCTGTATCTGAAAAGTTTGCAAGATTAAGACCAAACCTGTAAATTAAAACTCTATGTATAAAGTTCGTAAAATAAACTTTGGATGGTATAAAAGGCGGTATGGTATTCTTCTAGAAAACCTTCCGCCTTTGAAGCAAAAATTGCTTTTAAATAACCGTCATATGAAATGGTTAGATTCTGATACTCAAGCTTTTGAAGTTATATTTAAAGTAGAGGATATGAATGGTCATGAAAAGAATGTTAATAAAGCTATATGGAATCCTTTTAGAGAAACTTTTACTACTCTTAAAGAATTAGAAAAGTCAGCAGATCTTATTGCATGGAATTGTGGAATATGTAAAGTTCCTATTAAATCTAGAATGGATTCTAAGAAAGTAGAAAATTTTGTTTGTAGCAAATGTACTAAGGCCCATAACTCACGGAACAGAAGCGTTGACGGTAGAATTATAGATACATCTATCAAATTTACTAAACACTGTAAACACCTCCTTAAGAAAGAACAGAGAGAGTTTATGACTTATGCAAAGAAATCATCTAAAGCTTAACGCTTGCTCTATTGTAATCTTAGGAAATACATTTAATTTACTATAAGGAGATGCATTTAATACAGTTATTCCTAAACCTTTTGAATTACTAAAATCATTAAGTTCTGATTTTAATTCTTGGAAACCTGGTAAAAACTTATCTTGGTAAACGTGATCAGGTGCAGCCTTTGAAGGATAGCCATCATGAAAGTGAGTAATTAATTTATTATTCTCCATATGATTACCCATATCAAATCCTAATAAAATTATACGTCTTGCTCCTAGATGAAAAGCTAGATTAATTGCAGCATATCCACTATTATTACCATGAGCTAGTGTTTGATTATCTAATTCCAACCCATGAGGCTTACCTTTCTTTAATAAATTAATATCTTCAGTATATTGACTACTAGGTCTAAGTGTAAACTTTAAACCTTTATAATTATCTACTTCATTTTTATGCCAATTATAAAATCTTGTATCTGTCCAGAATAAAACATTAGCATTTGGATAAAAAAGAATTGCTTTATTGATTGCAATAGTTTTTGATCCGTTTAATAAATTAAAGTCAAAATCTCTTAAAGATGGCCCACCCCCAATTAAATAAATAGTTTCTCCTTCAAATTTCCTAGGAATACTATTATATGTTATTTTTTTATTAGATGAATTTGGTACAGGTATTACATGCCTAGGTTTGTTTAGATGAGTATGTGGTGTAGATACAGGTTTGGTAGGATGATTTATAATTTCTCTACGATTAACATTGCTATTATGCTGTATTGCTCTTGGCTCTTGTATAATCCTTTTAATAGACCTTCTATTCCTTTGCATTAAGTTTGCTATTTTTATATTTATTTCAGTGTAAACAACTCACTATCTTTACCATATAAAAATAAATCAATTCATGCGCAATATACAAAACATTTTACTTACAGAGAAATATCGCCCAAAGGCATTAGAAGATTTAATAACACCTAAAAGAGTAGGTGAGAAATTAAGTAAGGGCGTTTATCAACATTTATTATTACATGGTAGTCCAGGTACAGGTAAGACATCTGCTGCTAAAGTTTTAGTAAAACATTTTAAACACCCGTATCTTTATATCAATGCATCAACCGATACTTCTGTAGATGTTGTAAGAAATAGAATAACTGACTTTTGTGCTAATCGTTCTATAATGGATGAGCCAGGAAAAATGAAAGTAATTATATTAGATGAGATCGATGGAGTATCTGATCAATTCTTTAAAGCATTAAGAGCTACAATGGATCAGTTTGCAACTAATGCAAGATTTGTAGCAACATGTAATTATATTAATAAAGTACCAGATCCAATTCAATCAAGGTTTGAGATGATTGATTTTGATTTTTCTAAAGATGAAGAAACTGAAATAATGAAACATTACATTATGAGGATTCTAAAAATCTGTAAAGATGAAAGTATTGGTATTGATAAACATGCAGCTGTAGAATTAGTAAAAAGAAAATTTCCTGATTTAAGAAATATGCTTAATCAGTTACAAGGTTTTCAATCACAAGGTAAAGATACAATAACTGTTGATG